TAATCTAAATCGAGGGATGACTGGACCTCCAAGTCCAACTAATAAAACTGGTAATCTTTTGACATGTCAGGACTTGGCTGTTGCCGTTAAAAATGGTTACTTGTATACGGAGGGTAACACGTTCTTAGGTAAAGGGGGGTGTTCAGCACCTGGTTGTGACAAAGCTATGGAATTAGATAAAGACGGTGTAATTGCTAAAGAATGCCCTTATCTTCTTGGTTTCAAATCTAGAACTGTAAGTAATACTTTATATTTTGTAGGTCATACTTCCGTGATTAAATTATGTCAATGTGACATTGGTTCTACACCTTTGGCAAATTGTCCTTACAGAATAATTGTTATGTCGGAAACAGATTTATTTTATATAAATCTACATTGGCAAAATTGGTTAATTGGTGAAAATTTCTTAGGTGGGAGAATTTTAAATCCCGCTCGCGGAACAGATTATTCCCTCCAGAGTGACAATTGTGATTCCCCTGACTCATATGGGACAGGTTGCAAAGGCGCTTCTAGATGTGAAACAACTCCTACAGCCGCTGAAAAGAATGTAAGAGGTACCATTAGGGGTGAATGGACTTTCCCTTTACTCGGTCAACATACTAGCAATAACCAAGAACACACACAAGATAGTTTAAATTATTTTTCGACCAATGGGAGAGGCACAATCGATGTAATCAATGGTACTTTACCCGCAAAGTTTAATCGTTATCCTCTACCACAAGATCCTACTAAACAACTCCAATTACCCAATCAGGGACGTACCGGTTTCGTATCATGGATTGCGGACATGATAAAGTTCATTGGTAGTTCTAATATAGGATTTATCAGAGATTACATGATTGTAAAAACATTCGCGTCTATGTATTGTACTACATTGTATGGTAATATATCTCAAGACAAAAGCCTGAACAAAACAGCTAGAGAAACAAGAGTACAATGGGGATACAATTTACAAAATTTCAGAGATGCGTGGCAAGGAAACAAGTTACTTAGTGCTGACGCCGGCTCACCGTTTGGTGATATTTTATTTGACCAAATAAGCAGTTCTTTTGAGACTACAAAGACTATGCAGCGCTTATTACCTTATCATACTCTTTTAAAGAGTATGACTATGATGCAAGCAACATTAAAACCATTTGAATATGATAGTAAAAAAGGAATTATGTATTTAACATTACCTTTGGATGCTTTCAGAATGTGGGATTTATGCAAGACCGGGGAATTCGGCACTGAAGAATTTGAAAAAAATATCATAGGTCCATTGTTAGGCCAAGGGAGGATAGGTCCTAATGGTAAGACACCATTACCAGAATCATCGCCAAATTTTTATTGGGAGGATAAACAAATATCTTACTCTGGATTGACATATGTCAATCCATCTATTTTTACCAACACAATGAAGACTAGCTCTTCGGATTACGACGTGACACCTTCACCTTTACCAATAATTACAGATGTGTCAGTTATAGATTCAGATGTATTATGGCCATTAGACACACATGCTACCATTATTGATAATGACATGGTTGTACCGGCGAAACCATCGACCGAAGGTAATAAAAAACCTTATATTGAATGTCTTTATTATGTAACCATGGGTATTAAAACGTGGTCTCCGGGATTGGCTTTTTTGTATCTAGCTACACCAGATTCTCCTCGAGATCCAGCAGTCTATCAACAAATTGTGAATGATACTAACTTAGTACCTTCAGAATATGTGGGTGATTTATGTAATCAAAAAGAGATGACACAATGTCAAAAGTTGATAACAGACAATTGTAATATGGTATATACGAATGACAATTTTAATTTTTCACCTGATGCTTATTTTTTACTCTACAATGGTCGTGCTAGTAAGGGGGTCTGTGCTTGTGTAAATTCGAGTTTAGTACCCCCGGGGGAGAACGTACGAAACAACCGCGCGGCGATGTGTTTTGACCAAAACTGTAATTTGTCTATTCCTAATACTACACCGATAATAAATATGGATGAGTTACTAGATTTGAATGATCCTTATTGCCGTTCACGATGCAACAAGTTGAATAGTTTGTTACAAGGACAAGCCAGTAATATTGAAAATCTAGATGTAGCTAAATATAAAAGGTTATGTGGAAAAAGTATTACCACGGCTTTTAACACTTCATTTTTCATCCAATTACTGGTTCCGACAATATTAATAACAGCTATCATACCATTGGGATTTGGGATTAACAAAGCTAGTATAATAATAACAGTATTAACACTACTCACATTGACAGGTGTGTCTTTTTATCTCGGTAAGTTGTTTGCTCAAATGACAGAATGTGATGGAATCAAACGGGGAGGAACATTGCCAGACTGCGTGAGTACTCTAAATAATGACATGGAATTACCATTGAGTTTTTGCGATATTAATATGTTTTGTGAGTGTAGATTTGATATCGATTGTAATGAGGGTTGCAGTTGTAAAAGTGGTGTTTGTGTTGATAAAAAGTTGGGAAAGAGAGCTACAGAAACTGTATATGTGAAAACTATTAATGTTCAAATGTTGGTATTATCGAGTTCATTATTGATCTTGATTCCTATCATATTTCACTTACTCAGGAAAAGATTTTTCCCTAAATTATCAACATTCTTGTCATTCTGTTTTCTTGTAATGTCTATTAGTATTTGTGGTACATTTATATACTTATCACTTGTTTATCGCAAGCCGAGAATTTCATATAAAGGTATATGCGGGCAAGCTCCTACACCAACACCAACACCACATCCAACACCACATCCAACACCAGGACCAGGACCAGGACCAGCACCGTCAGGGCCTTGTGAAAGTCTTCGTTTCAATCCAGATGTTCAAGATGCGTATTTAGGGATGGGAGTTGAACTTTGCGGGGATGCTGGTACTAAATGCCCCAACAACGGTGCGAAATGTGGTGAAATAGTATCGGCATTTGCCAAGAAAAACAAATGGGATCCCACACAAGATTATTCTGGATGTGTTATAACTTCCAACGATAAGTCACGGACTCTTTGTTTAGTTTCCAAGGAAGATAAAACACCATTTCTAAATTGCAATGATTTTCTCCCTAAACACATGATAGCTGAATGCAAAAGCTGAACTATAATATAAATTTATACCATCGTGGTTATAAATTTACAAACAAAAAACCTTTGTTTTCCATTCCTCCGCTAAACTTTTATAGCTTTGTTGTAATGCCCATTCCCGAGCTCTAGTGGTAATTTCTTTCTTCCGTTCCGTATCACGTAGCGTTTCAAGTAACTCACGAACCATCTCGTCTTTCACTCCTTCGTCATTAATATGTTCTCCGACCACGATACCTCTATCTCCAACTATTTCAGGGAGACTACTCAAACCAGTACAAACACATAGACATCCCGCGGCTTGTGCTTCTAGCGCCGTGATACAATATGTCTCTCTAAAATCAGTGGGATAAAACCAAACGTCGCTAATAGAATACTCATATGCGATCTCATCTTGACTCACACGCCCCCTAAGTGTAACATATGGTAAAGCGTCGATCATATCTTTCAATTGTTGATTGTTTCCTTTTTCATTGTAACTATCCAAGTTAGAAAAGATGTGAAGAGTAGTTTCCGGAAACTGACTATGAACTCGTGGGATAAGTTCGAGGAGGTGTTCAAGTCCACGAACTGCTCCAGAGGCGTAGATAAATCTATAAGGTATCTTCTTTGGCTGTCTACTGTATTTACCTGGATTAATAGCATTTCTAGTGATCATAATTTTGGTTTTATCGATATTAGCTTGCTTGTGAATTGCTTGCTTATGCCAATTGCATAAGCATAATACTTTTTTGAATCTTTTGGCGTCATATTGTATGTTTAGCAATTTATTACACAGCGAATTGTTAGGAATTACGTCGTGAACCCATAAAAATACCTTTTTAACATTGTCGTGATATAATATATTATTAGTATCTCGCAATACAATCAAGACGTTGACGATGTAGGTATCGATGAATTGTTGGTAAAAAGCCGAATCCATATATTGAACACCGTCATACATTCCCTGGGTATTATACACGCCTTCTTTCTCAAATTTGCCAAATACAAATACTCGAAATCCCATTTTAGCTAATTGCTTGGCCATATTGGCGCACATGATTTCGGAACCAGACCCCGTTCGTCCCCCTTTGCCGCTAAAGTCACCTGGGTGCCATCCTTCCACAATGTCAGTGGCGTGGAACACTATAATAGGTGTTTCCAAGGTTTTCCCTTTCTGTTGAACATTAGAAATACTATAAACCATGTTAAGTAATCTGTTATCTCCATACCGGGGTAAGTATTTTTTAATAACTTTTTCAGCCGCGCGGTAATTCTTCTGTTGTATACAAATATCGGCGAAAAGATAAGGAATTTCATAATTTGTGATATATTTATGTTGCATATGAGACACTTTGGTTGTTTGACTAGCCGCTTTAATAATTTGAGTATATGCTTGATCGAGTTCTCCTAGTTCCTTATGCACGACTGCCATCAAATACGCTGGTTCCGGCTCTTGGGGGTATCTCTTACATAATTCTCTAATCTCGTCCGCATTGTGAAGCACATTCGGAGTTGTAAGAACTAAGAGTACCCTAGCTTGATAGTCCAAGGAATCCGTTTTGGTGGAAAGTTCCATAATTTTTCGCAATTCCTCGTGAGCCTTTTTTAGGTCAGATTTTACAAGGTATTGAGCTAGGTGTAGACGCATACGACGATCTTCAGGATACCTGTCGATTTCTTCCTTCATTAATAGCGTATCTGATTCCTCCCGAGAGTCAGAACGCCTAGTCATATACTCAGTTTCTTCATCCTTGAAGGTACCAGGAGCTACATAATCCGTCTCGATATCTACATACTCGTGAATTTTGTGTATATATCTTAATTTGGAGCTAGTTCGTAAAATACGAGTGGATAAATATTGTTTTTCGTGATCCCCGATAATAATGTGACACGCTTTCATCTCTTTTTTCTGTTGTTTCCGCTTTAAAAACTTTCTAAGAGCCTCTCCATCCGTGATATGATAAGTATCATCTAACATAATACTAAAAGTACATTTAGTACCTGCCAAGTCAAGAGCTCGATTTCTGGCTGTTGAAAAATCTACAAAAGGATCATCATACAAACTCTTACCATCGTGTAATTTTCCAGGAATGCCTTTTAAACATGTAGTGATATTTTGCATCGTGTCATCTGTTGATCCCGTATCTAATATAGTCCAGTGATCAATCCATTTTTTGGCTGATTCTAACATCGGGATGATTTCTTGTCCTGAGTTTTTAACGATCATTACTAACTCGAGTAAGTTTTTGTTTTTCTTTGTTTTACCTTTTTTGGAAGACATTTCTACAAAGCCTGATGTTTTAAAACTAGTTAAAAATATTGTAAAATATAAAATATGAGTAATATCCCAACAAATGAACAATGGAAATACAGGAATTCGGTTCCGCAAATAAATTTATTAACTCCATGTCAACCTCCCAATCAAGTGCAATTCTCAAGAGATTGGAATTTTTACTTGAGTCCTCAAGAATTGGTAACCCGTATGACACAGGAAGAATTAGCCGCTTATGACAAATCATTAGCACCAAGTTTAAATCAATTGCGCGTGAATTCTAGTATTCAAAACTATGATCAAATCACTGTTTCTAGAAAAACAGTAGCCACTGACGATCAGAATACTGAACAGATCGTTGGTACTGAGAAAGACATACCAGCTATTCTGCAAACACAAGAAAATGTGTCCCTAGCAGCTCCTAAGCTGATAAAACCACCAGTTAATGGTATAGCTCAATT